ATGCTCCGTAGCTTACCAACCCACGACCCTATCTTGTCTCTTGTCTTGTTATGGTTGCGGATACGCAAAACTTGGCGGGGCGGTGTCATCATAAACAGGGACAACGGCTGGATAGGCATCCCAGTAATCAGGGTAAATTTCTGCCTGTTCTGCTTCCCAATTCATGAACTTGCACTGTTCCTCTGTCACGTAAGTGCAGTCACCGGGCTGTACCAAACTGTCCTCGCTGTACACAACCACTTTGCTGGTCACGCCGGTCCAGGTGATCGAACGATGAATTGCCGACTTGCCTTGCGGTGGGCTGTACGTCCCGCCGATCGTTGATCCTTCTGGACTCGGTTCAGCCGCCATCAAGATCATGGACGCCATGATCAAGATCGCCACAACTACGTTTCTTACACTTTTGGTCATTTTGTTTCGTCTCCTTTTTATTTTTTTGTCTGCTGTTGGCTGGCGCTGAATGGTAGTACCGGTATTTCTGGACACACAGCACACACTCTCAGGAGATTAACAACCAATAATCGGGCGGGCGACCAAGACCGCCGTTACGCAGATTGCGCACTCAACGCCAGCAGACAGCAGACAAAGATGGTAAGGTTCTGGTGGTTATTGTTGATTGTTAGGCTAGGCGGGGCAATACCACCAACCCCGCCTAGCCTACCCAAAATAAGGAGCCTAGTGTTTCTAAGCTATCTCTATTATAAGTCATAGGTAGTGGAGAGTCAAGTACTTATCTTTGCCAGTGTCATGCAAACATCCTCTTTTCATCACGATGGTTATGGGATATTATGTATGTATATTTGTTACGGTTTCGCAAGGAGGAACCATGTCTGATTACCGCATCCTCGTAATGACGAGCGATAAATACATTCACGCAGTCCAGGTTTTTTCACATCTTGTCAATAAATATTGGCATCCAAATCCATCTGTGGTCGTGTCGGGCTTTTCACCGCCCGACTTTTCTTTGCCAGAAAACTTCACCTTCTTCTCTGCCGGGAGTCAGGCAGACTTCCCGTTCAACCGGTGGAGCGACGCGCTGTATGTAACGCTGGAGTACTTCAAGGACGATGTTTTTGTGTTGATGCTGGAGGACTACTGGTTGACACGCCCGGTAAACACGGAAGCAGTTGCGTATCTGGCAGATTATATGCGCAGAAATAAGGACGTCCTCAAAGCAGACTTATCTACGGATCGGCTGTATGCTGGCGGTACAAACATGCACTACGATACACACCAATATCTAGACATCATCAAAAGTGATCCAAACTCTGCGTACCACATGAGCCTGTGGCCGGGATTGTGGAGCAACGAGAACCTCCTGCGCGTAATGGTTCCAGGCGAGTCGCCGCACGATATGGAGATCACTGGCTCCACGAGGCTCGGTAGGAACTTTCCTGACCTGTCGGTTGTCGGAACAAGACAAAACCCGTTGAGCATCACGCTTGGGTTAAGGGCCAGGGATCACAGCACAGTTTTGACGGACGGGCTAAAAGAAGAGGATCTCAACGATATCAAGAGACTTGGCTACCTTTCCCATTGGGGGATCCAATGACAACACAAGCGCATAATGTAACGGTTGGAACATTCCGTGCTACGCCACGGATGAGAGAGAATATCAACAACGTATTGGACTCAGGGCAGATTAGCTATGGAAATTACTCTAAACGACTGGAGAGAGAGTTTTCCGATTTGCACGGATGCAAGTACGGAGTGCTGTCGAATAGTGGAACATCCTCATTGCAGGTTGCTTTGCAGACGCTCAAAGAACTTCACGGATGGAAGGACGGGAGCCGCGTCATCGTCCCGGCGACCACGTTTGTTGCCACCGCGAACATCGTCCGGCACTGCTCCCTTGTACCTTGCGTTGTGGATGTAGACGCGCTGACCTACAACATTGATATCCGTTCTGTTTCAGAAAACGTCGACGATGACACGGTAGCAATCATTCCCGTACATATGTTTGGCCAGCCATCGGATATGACGTCCATCCTTAACATTGCTCACGCAAACGGGTTACATATTGTGGAGGATAGTTGCGAGACTATGTTTGCCACTCACTTTGGCAAACCCGTTGGGTCAATAGGTGACATTGGCTGCTTCTCCATGTATGTCGCGCACATCCTGGTGGGCGGCGTAGGTGGATTGTCGATTACATCCAACCCTGATTATGCCGCAAAGATGCGGTCGCTTGTCAACCACGGTCTGTCGATCAGCCAGCTAAACGTGGACGATTACTTCTCTCCCATGCCTATGATGGGTAGAAGTTTCCAATTCGATACGGTAGGGTACAGCTACAGGATCACGGAATTTGAGGCGGCTGTGGCGGTGGCGCAATTGGAAGACTGGAAAGATATTATCCGCATCAGGCGAAGAAACGCGCATCACCTTACGGCCCGCCTGTCCATGCTGGAAGGCTTGCAGTGTGGATACGTGGACGACGGGAACACGCACGCCTGGATGATGTTTCCAATTGTGCTGTTCCCAACGGATACCGGGGCGCTGTGCGACAAGAGCCACATGACAAAGTATCTTAACCAGCGCGGCATCCAGACGCGCGACATGCCTTCCCTTTTGTACCAACCCGCGTACAAGATGATTGACCCTTGCGAATACCCCGTGTCGGACTGGATCGCAAAGAATGGGTTCTATGTGGGATGTCACCAGGACCTCACGCCGGATGATATGGACTACGTGGCGGACTGTATCTCGGAGTACGTGGATGAAAATAAAATATTATGAAAGATGACGAGATAAAAAAACTGGCGCGGTCAATGACTGGAGACCCGTACATTAGTATGCACGGCGCGTGGCCATCCTACGAGTCCCATATTCGTGAACATATTCTCAACGAACCCATGGACGAGTTCCTGCGCTGGTCAACGATGATCGCTACGATGGTGGTAGGAGACTGTTTTTATATCCGTGAAGAATACAACTCACTACCCGAAGATATTAAGAACAGGATTATCGACAGTCGCGTAGGCAACCCACCTATGATAGAGGGAACATCCGTAAGCGCAACATACAGCCATCAGGCGTTCCATCTTTGCAAGTTCATGGAGTTGTCAAAAGTTGACATGCGGGACATTCATAGCATCGTTGAGTTTGGCGGTGGTTACGGTGGAATGGCGGTTGTTGCTCGTCGTCTTGGTTTTACGGGCAAGTACGTCATTTACGACCTGCCGGTTGTATCTTTGATCCAGCGCTACTACCTGGATAAGGTAGGCTGTGAAGCCGAGACCATCAGCATGAGTAACTGGAACCACGCTGGTGCGCTTAAGGAGCCGGACCTTTTTATCGCGTCTTACTCCCTATCGGAAACAAAGCCGCGTAACAGGGAGATGATCTTTGATACACTCCAGCCTTATCACTGCCTGATTGTGCATCAGGCAATTTGGGAAGGCGAGGATCTGAACGCGTATTTCGGGTCGTTTATGAGAGATAGGCCGCAGTATACATGGGAGTCTCGGATGCACCCAAGCAAGTGGTTCCACGAGCATTACTATCGGGTTGGTTCAAGAGATGGGATAAATGCGACATGAATAAAGTCAGGCTGTATATGCGCCCGAACGTGGCGTCGATGGGCGATGAGGAGAGCGGTATCAAACGGGTCGTGGAAGCGTACGAACGATACCTGCCAGATTATGGATACGAGTTTGTGGACGATCGGGAAAGCGCGGACCTGAGCATCTCTCACGCAGGGTCCATGCAGGGTCCGGAGGTTGTGGTTTGTCACGGTCTTTACTTCACCGCAGATTACGGCGTTCGCGCGCCAAAGTGGGAGTCAAATGTCAACCATGAAATCATCACCGCAATTCGCGGTGCGCGGCAGGTTACGGTCCCATCTAATTGGGTCAAGGAAGTCTTCCAGCGCGACATGCGTTTCTCGCCAACCGTAGTACCGCACGGTATCGAGTGGGACTTGTGGCAAACGCCAGTCGAAAAACCAACAATGCCTTATGTGCTGTGGAACAAAAACAGGTCCGGTGTAGACGTATGCAGTACAGATGACATGGAACGTCTTGCCGCACTTGCGCCAAACATGACGTTCCTATCCACGTTTGGCAACCCGCACAGGCCCAGCAATGTACACGTGATTGGACTCCAACCGCACGACGAGATGATTAAGTACGTTAAGGGAGCAAATATCTATCTCGCCACGGTGAAGGAAACATTTGGTATCGATATCCTGGAGGCAATTACCGCAGGTACGCCGGTGTTGGGTTGGCACGGCGGAGGGATCGAGGATCTTGTTGTGCACGGTGTAAACGGATATCTTGCGTACCGGGGAGACTTCGACAGCTTGCGCGAGGGTATGGAATACTGCATCAAACATCACGACACATTGGGAGACAACGGCAGGGAGATGGCTAAGGCGTTCACCTGGAGAAAGGGTGTAGAGAAGCTCCACAACGTTCTGCAATCTGCTCTGTACGTGGAACCGCCCAGCGTTTCGGTGATCATCCCATGCTACAACTACGCGGACAAAGTAGAACGTGCCATAATTAGCGTAAAGAACCAGACGTACAAAACATCCGAAATTATCGTGGTCGATGATGGCTCCAATGCTTCCAACGCGGAGATCACCAAGGATATCTGTATGGCATATGATGCCACCTACATCCGCAAGGATAACGGCGGCGTTGCTACCGCGAGAAATATGGGTATATCATCCTCCAGCACAAAGTACGTGTGCTGTCTGGATGCGGATGACGAGATCGCCCCGCGCTTTCTGGAACAATGCGTGGACGCGCTGGAGAGCGAACGTTTGGTTGCGCTCGTCTATACCGGTCTTACTGCGGTAATGCCAGACGGGTCGAGCAGTTTATCGGCATGGCCTGGGGAGTACAACTACGACAGGTTCCTAAAGCGTCAAAATCAGGTTCCTACCTGTTGTGTGTACAAAAGGGAAGTATGGGAAAGACTGGGCGGTTACAACCAGCGCTACGCACCGGGCGGTGCAGGTGCTGAGGATGCGGAGTTTTTCCTTCGTGCTGGCGCATACGGCTTCGGCGCAAGGAAGATTACTAACGAAGGGTTGTTTATCTACCACGCTGGAGAGGGTCTTACCAGCAAGCCTGGATACCACGAGGTTGACTGGCTGTACATGCACCCATGGACAAAGGATGGAAAACATCCCTTCGCGTCACTGGCAAGCCCTGAGAATGGTTTCTCTCATCTTGTGCGGCAGTACGATGAACCACTGGTCAGCGTAATTATACCGGTTGGTCCTGGACATGAGGACAACGTCCGTGACGCTCTGGACAGCCTGGAGTCGCAGTCGTTTCGCAAGTGGGAAGCGATTGTGGTGTTCGATAACTGGGATGGCGATGTAGGCAGGATTGGCGAACTGGAGAGTATTCTTGCTGAACTGGAAGCGGCCTACCCATACATAAAATTGATCGTCAACAAGGACAAACATCGCGGCGCGGGTTGGGCCAGGAACAAAGGCGCGGCAATTGCACGCGCACCGGTCCTGCTGTTCCTGGATGCGGATGACTGGCTTTACCCCGAAGCGATTGACAAGATGTACCAGATGTGGCTTACCACTGGCGGCGTGGTCTACACCGACTATGTTGGCAAGGCGTTTGTGTCCGATGATTTTGCGCGTACCGCGCAAAAGGAAGGGCGCTTACTGCATTACAACAAAGAAACAACGGAGGCGGTTATTGCCCACAGAAGCGCGGCATACAACTGCCCCAAAGCGCAGATGCAGCCTGATCCGCAGGATATGTACATCTGGAACCTGATCACCAGCATGACTTCCAGACAGCTTCATAACCAGATCGGTGGCTTTGATGAGCACATGGAGTCGTGGGAAGATTGGGATTACTGGATCAGGATTGCTCGTGCTGGAGTATGTTTTTATCATCTTGAGGAACAACTCGTTGTTTACCGTTTCTACACGGGCAACCGTAGGGAAACAGGTTTACAACAATATCCTCATTTGATACAATATTTGCAGGACAAGTACAAAAGGAGCGAAGCAATGGCTTGTACTGGATGTGGCAAGAAAAATGCCGCCAACCCAAACCCGTCTCACATTATTGAGCCGGTCCAACAACAGGTGGATCAAATGTCCGACAATGATTTTATTCTGATTAGCTACAATCACCCCAATCTTGGCCAGCACCGCGTCGTGGGTGCTTCGACAAAAACAAACTACGGCTACCGTGGTGGTGGTGGGTCGGAGCGTTTTTATGTACACCGCTCAGATATCGCCGCAAACCCGAAGTTGTTCGTGCCCGTTGCTGCCAATCCAGTTATTGGTTTAAAGGTGGAAACGCCTCCAGCACCAGCGGCACTGGTCGAAACAATCCCGAACAATCCCGAACCAATCCCGAACAATCCCGAACCAAAAGATGTGGAGGCAGAAAAACCCTACGTTAGAATGGGTATCAAGGACACAATCGATCTCCAGCAAATTCCTGGCATCTCCGGTGTAATTACAAAGGAACTTAACCTGATCGGTATTCACACCGCCGAGGAACTAAAGATGCTGTCCATTGAGGAACTGATGACGGTGAAGGGGATCGGCAGGAACAAAGCCCTTATCATTAAAGAATACCTGGATGAACTGTAGGGAAACCATTGGACACGGTCACGCTGATTATTCTGTCTTTTGCCACGTATAGGCTGGGCAACCTTCTATCATGGGAGCCTGGGCCTTACGGGATATTGGACAGGTTGCGTTACTTCCTTGGGGTGCGGTATGACGAATTAAACAAGCCGTATGCAAAGACGGAGATCGGAAGAATGGCGCTGTGCGTGTTGTGTAATACAGTCTGGATTGCGCTTGTAGTCGTTATACTGTATTATATTATCGGAACAGTATTCACAATGGTCTGCTTGCCGTTTGCGATCAGCGGTGCGGCTATTGCAATCAACGAAATTGTGAGCAAGTAGGAAAAGAGGTCGAAATGAATGACTCGATCAAAGTAAGAGGATTTTTCCGCGTTCAAATCGAAGAAAACGGAGAGATCGTTGGCGACAGCGGTATCGTAGAAAACCAGATCACAAACCTTGGCAAAAGCCTGTATCTTGCTCGTGCGTTGGGCGCGATTGCTGGCAGTTTGCAGGTGTCGCACGTGGCGCTTGGTACAGGCTCTGTTCCTGGCGCTGCTGATACGACATTGCAAGGTGAGGTGGTTCTGCGCACTACCCTTTCCGCCGCAACAAGTGGATCAACTGCTGTTCAGTTTACGGCCACGTTTGACTCTGGTGGCAGTTTCGTGACTGATACGCGGAACATCTCAAACATTGGTTTGTTCAACTCGTCATCTACAGGAACGTTGTTTGCCGGGAACACCTATGCATCCTCGTCCTGCGCGACAAACCAAAACGTTAATGTTACCTATAACATTACGTTCAGCTAAGTCCTTCTCGTCAAATTTTCCAATACTCGCAAATAGGGTTACATATGAATACAAAGGTTGAAGAACTTATCCGTGATCACGGTGGTATCAGTCTGGATATTGCCTGTGGTGAACACAAGCAGGGTGAAACCTGGGTCGGTTTGGATATCCAGGATCTCCCTGGTGTCGATATTGTCTGCGATTTGAACGACCACCCATGGCCGTTACCAGACGATTGCGTTCTCCGTGCGATTGCTTCTCATATCGTGGAGCACATCCCGAAGGTGGCAATACAGTACACTGCCAGCGGAAACGCTGTGACCCATTTCCCGCTGATCGAGTTCATGAACGACGTGTGGCGTGTGATGAAGGCCGGAGGAGAGTTTGCGATTGCTGTACCGCATGGCTATTCCTCCGGCTTTTTGCAAGATCCTACCCACTCATCCGGGTTGAATGAAACAACCTGGGCATACTTCAACCCTGAGCACCCGTTCTATAGTTTCTACAAACCAAAGCCGTGGAAACCAAAGTTCATTAGTTGGGATCCGTCCGCAAACTTGGAAGTCGTTTTGATCAAGCTGGCAGAGAAGGTAAACGATGGACAGCAATAATCCAAAACTAGAATACAGAACCATCGTGAATGACAGCGGCGACATCGGGTATGTCAATCGCATCCTGGTGGGTACTGCCGCAACCGGCTCTGTGCGCGTGGAATGGATGCAAGCCAGGATGGGACAGTCGATCCCGGTAAACTGGTCCTGGGTGCAAATGTACGACTTTATGAACGGGTACATCCCCCTGCGGTATCAGGTGGATGATGCACAGAACCTGATCGTATCCCACGCCATTGAGAAAGATTTTCAATGGCTTCTTTTGTGGGAACATGACGTTGTGCCACAGCCTGACGCGTTGATCCGCTTAAACAAATACATGCTGGACGCTTCTCATCCAATCGTGTCAGGGCTGTACTTCACCCGCTCCCGCCCATCCGAACCACTGATATTTCGCGGCAGAGGGACGGGCGCGTTCTACGAATGGGAGATGGGAGATCACGTGTACTGCGATGGCGTGCCAACTGGCTTTTTACTGATCCACGTGGGCTTGCTAAGGCTGATGTGGTACGACAGTGAACCTTATACGGTAAAGGGTAGGGAAGTCCGCAAACTGTTCTATACGCCGCGCGATATGTGGTTTGATCCAGAGACCAGCATGTGGAACGTAACCAGCGGTACAAGCGATCTGAACTGGTGTGACAAAGTAATCAAGGGTGACTACATCCGCAAGGCGGGTTGGGTTGATTATGATGACAAATTGGAGGATAAGCGGTATCCTTTCCTGGTAGATACAAACCTGTTTTGCCGCCACTGTAATCCAGATGGAGAAATGTTCCCATGAGCATATCGACAAACAAGCAAGTAGTAATGGATGCAATCAAAAACCTTCCGGGCGTTGCACACGTGTTTGAACTGCCCGGAGGAAGTTCATGTTGTCACGAGGAGTCAAACTCAATCGCCGTTGTTCTGCGAATTATTATAGATGTAGATGTGCCAGAAAAAGTCGTACAAAACGATCTGCATTCTCCACCAACGCTTGGTATCAACGTGGAAGATAAAATCAACCTTTGTGATAGGCCAGGATAAGGACTTGATCAATGGGATCGTATAACCTCTCGCAAATCTTCCGACTCAACGCAAACCTGATCCGCCGCAGGACGACCAATGCCCTGTCGGTAAAAATCTCTTCCGGTATACCAAGCGTGCCACCGCCCACATTTGTTATCGATCAGAATTTTGAAACCCCAGGCACAGGGTTTGATAACGGAGAGACCTGGGTGACCTATGCTGGCGATACAGGTATTACAAACCCGGTTTATGCGGTCAGCCCGCTAAGGGGAAGTCAGTCCCTACGGATGACAGACGACAACTCGGAAGGCGGGTACGCGATCACAAAGTTCTCGGACGATACTGGTGTCAACTATACGTACGGGTACTTCATGATCCGATTTGTTGATTTCCCGTCTGGCACATCAGAAATCTTCCAGTCATACAACGCTCAGGGAGCCGTGGCTGCGCCGGATTACATCGAGCCACACGAAATGATTTGGGTCAGCGCATCCGGTATTCTACATGCTGTTTTGCCAGACCCATTTACAGACCTGGATGGATCTACTTCACTGTCTACCGGTACGGTTTACCATGTGTGGTTTTACTTCTCCAGGGATGCCAGCAAAAACAGTACGGGGTGGATTAAGTTAAACACAACTTCCACAATCCCGGAGACAAACGAAGTCGAGTGGACAAACGCGTCCATGTCTGGAACAACGTATCGCGGGACAAACGCTGCTGGTTTCACAACGTTGCACAGCGCCGGGTACGAGTACGTTGCAGACCGGGCGATATTTCATAACGATGTTATTGGTACACCACCAGGATAAAAGACCATGGCATTCCCGACAACTGGTATCCTAGACACATTTGATCGCGCAAACGACAGTACGCCGCCTCCTGGGGCGAACTGGTCAACGGTCTATAACGGGCATGACATTATTACCAACCAGTTGCGTGGACATACAAACGCCGATGCGAACGTGAGCGCATGGGTTGCCGCGACGTACGGTCCGTCCATAGAGGCGTACATCACTGCCACAGCGGCGTCGCCAAACTTCACGCTGTATATGCTCAACTCAGGATTGGAACACGGCTATTCTGTGTCGGTAGAGGACGGTACTTCAATCAAAATATACCGTCAGGTTTCGTTTGGCACGACCGAGGTACAGCTTGGCGCGACAGTATCGGTAACTTTTGGATCAGGCGACGGGCTGGGGATGTATTATGACGCGGCAGCGGATACAATTCATGTGTACATGAATGACAGCGGTGGCGGCTGGAGTGAAGTTACCACGAGGTCGGACAGTTCCTACACGGACATGAACTCGCTGGCGTTCTTTTCTTTCTCAAATGTGATTACTTTTAACGACTTTGGCGGCGGGACGTTTGTCGCGGATACGCCAAAAAGCTTTCTGCACCCCAACCCGGTGCGTAGAATTCAGCATATCTTGATACGGTAAGTGAGGTAAAAATGGCTCGTGTATATTCGGTTTCATTTGAAAATGTAGCGGTCAGTGCGGCCCAGGACTTCTTTGAACTGACTCCAGCAGACGATCACCCGATCGTCCTGCTGGCGCTTTACATCGATCAGAGCAGCGACGTTGGCGACGCGGCAGAGGAACTGTTGCGCTATAAGATCATTCGTGGGCATACTACCAGCGGCTCAGGCGGTTCAACGGCCACGCCGCGCCCGATGGATCCTGGTGATGCGGCGGCTGGCTTTGCCTGTGAGATTAACAACACCACCATCGCAAGCGCGGGTACTGCGGTTGACATTCATGCTGGCGCGTTCAATATCCGTTCTGGTCTGGCTTTGATCTGGCCCCCGGAGATGACGCCAGTGGCGAACCAGGGAAACACAACGATAGTGGTTCGGTTGATGGCTGCACCTGCGGATGCGCTAACAATGGGTGGGACACTTTACGTAGCCGAGCTTTAACATGACAGGTATATTTCGTATTCCTGTCCGGCGCTTTCAGAAAAGGCCGTTCTTCGCTCCGAAAAGCGGTGGACCGATATGGGACATCGACCACGAGGAAGGCGACTTCTCTGAATATACGGCCTCATCTACGGATGGAGGTCGTCTAAGCGTTACGGCGCAAGCCGCGCTTGTGGGTACGAATTATGGCCTGTCTGTCTTTGTAAACAGCCAGACGCTTATTTACGCGTATGCCGTGCTGGGTACGGCCAGCACAACGGGCGTACTGCGTGTCAGGGCGTATATTGATCCGAACGGCGTGGACATTGAGGCGGGTGCGTCCGTAACTTTTCTGTACCTTGTCAATTCAAGTACCACAGAAACGATTACGTCCATGCAGCTTGTCCGTGAAGGAGACGACTCCAGCTATGCGCTGGTTGGCGTTATCCTGGATGATGCGGCTGGAGCCAACCATTCGCAACACAGCCTGATTGACGATGACACGCACATGCTGGAGATCGAGATCCAGCGTGCAACCAACGACACCGCATCAAACGGGCAGATGCGCATGTGGGTAGACAATGTGCTGTTTGAGACGATTACCGGGATCGATAACTGGGATCGTTTTGATGATCTATACATGGTGGTCGCTGGATTTCTTTCACCAACGGATAACATCCTTGGCACGTATTACGTTGATGAAATTATCGTCAACACAAATGGCGCAGAAATTGGACCGCTGGGAGGCGTGCCATATGTTATTACTGCTTCTGATGGTGTTACTGTTGGTGAGTCTGTTGTTGTGGTTTCTTCGACTCACGCTGTTTCGGGAACAGAAAGTGTCACGGTTGGAGAGAGCGCAATCGTGGCGGTTTCAAATGCTGCTATTGGAGAGACGGATGGCGTAACCGTTGGCGAGTCAAGCCTTGCCGCGATTAGCACAGCACTTATTAATGTTTCGGATGATACGACCGTTTCGGACAGCGTAACCGTTTCTGTTACAGCGCCCCCACCCGCGAGTGTGAACATCAGTGATGGTGTGACGGTTGGTGAGTCCAGTCTCGCCTCGATTGGCGCAGCGCTTATTAATGTTTCGGATGATACAACCGTTTCTGATAGCGCGACTGTTTCTGTTACAACTGCCACACCCGCGAATGTCAACGTAAGTGATGGCGTAACGGTTGGTGAATTGTCTGATACCCTGCTCTCCACGGCGCAGGTAGACGTCACTGACAACACGGCGGTTGGCGATCTTCCAAATGTAATTTTGCCAACGGTTGGCACATCATACATTGCCATCACAGAAGGCGTGACGGTTGGCGAGTCCGTATCGTTTATTATCAGCGATCTTGCTATCAGCGTGTCGGATGGTAGTACGGTTGGCGAGTCTGTATCTGGCGGAATTATCCTTGCTGTTGCCACAACAGACAATGTTACTGTGGCAGATGCGGCGTCTCTAAGTATCGGTAGTGCGTCTGTAAACGTAACCGATGCTGTTACGGTTGGCGAGAGCCATGCTTTAGCGATCGGCGACATAACCATCACGATCTCGGATGGCGCGACGATCGGTGAGAACATCGGCGTATCTGTAGTCGCGTTGGATGAGATCAACGTATCTGTAACAGACGGGATAACGGTTGGCGAGAGCCACACTGCGTCGATGAGCACTATGACGATCACGATCTCGGACGGGGTGACGGTCAGTGATAGCATTGGCGTATCCGTAACGGCGTTGGGTGAGATCAACGTGTCTGTAACGGATGGAATAACGGTTGGTGACGCTGTAACCGTCGCCGCACTATTCCTGGGAGGGATCAATGTTGTTGATAATGTCACGCTTGGTGAGTTTCGCTTTGTGAGCCAGGGCGGCGCTCCGTCCCTGACAAAGAGTATGTTTAAAGGCATGTGGTTAGGGATGCGGAGGAAAATGTAATGTTTGAACTAAGACGGTCTCAGACACAAATGATTACGTTTGTTATGGTTGACTTGAGCGGCACAGAGGTGCTGGGCCTGGACGGAACCATGACAGTCGGGCTGTCCAAAGCGGGTGGGATCTTTGTTGCCAGCGCGGGAACAATGGGAGAGATCGGCAGTGGGTGGTACTGGTATTTGCTAACCGTTGGTGAGACAGATACGCCAGGGCCGCTGTCTGTAGCAGTCACAGGCGCGGGTGCAATCCAACAAAACCTGGAATATACCGTGCTGGACCGCACCGTAAATGCGATTGAGTTTACCTACACAGTCACGGACACGACAACGCTTTTGCCGATTGAAGGCGTGTCTGTTTGGTGTACAATTGATTTAGCCGGTACTTCGGTTGTGTGGGTAGGCGTCACGGATGCGATGGGCGTCGCAAGAGACACGGATGGAGATCTGCCAAGACTGGATCCAGGTACGTATTACTTCTGGACAGAGAAAGCAGGTTACTCGTTTACCAACCCGGACACGGAGGTCGTGTCTTAAGCAGGAGAAAAACAAATGGCATCTTCTGGCGGGACCACAGGAACACCGGTTACCAGCGCGCCACCCATCAACAGCGGCGGTCTGCCGCTCCCCTGGACGCACCTCTCTCTTGGTCGCTGGGCTAAAATTATGGGCATTAACCCTGCCCATTTTTGCCGCGCCTACGCACCAAATTTATCCCCTGTCGTATTCCCAATCTCAAATTGCAGCAATGTATGGCCGCGCTTCTCATGGCAAAACAGCGATCAGGTATCACATGAGGAACTGGCCTATGCGATCCAAAGCGCGGAGCAGGATATTATCGGGCTGGTTGGCTACTTCCCTTCACCGGATTGGGTAGAGCAGGAAGTGCACGAGATGCCAAGGGAGTTTGCGCGCGAGTACCATTCGGATGGTCTGGATATTCGTGGGGAAGCAAAGAAAGTCCAGGCAGATAAGCGCAAGATTATCAATGGTGGAAAGCGCGCGCTGACCCTGATTGGTACTGCTACTGTCAACAGTGGATCGCTGGCGTATCAGGATCTGGATGGTGATGGTGTGGAGGAAGTGGCTGTGATCAACATGGCAACTTCCTTAACCATGACGGGTGAAATTAAGCTGTATTTTACGGGACATGATGGGGAGCGGGAATGGGAAGTTCGCCCAATCAAGTCCAAAACCATCTCTGGTGGCATCGTGACCATCCGTCTGGAAGCCTGGACGCTTCTTGATCCAGCTATCCTTTCGGATTATCCCACTGATCTTGGGTTCCGTGCAATCGACATATCTACCGCAGTAAACTATGTGCCGAGCGTGGATGTGTACCGAGAATACAACGATGACACCGTTACTACCGCAGAGTTTGTATGGCAGGGTGCAGGTCTATCCAATGCCTGTAGCACCGGTTTTACCAACGAACAGAACGGCATGATGATGGTCAACAACGGTCCGAACGGTATCGTCATTCCTGTACCTGCTACATATAGTACAACCAGTACGCAGTGGTTGACAAACATCTGGACAGAGGGTGTTATGTCCGACTATGTTCGGTTATACTATTATTCAGGTGAGTATTCTAACGAGTTCCTTAAAGGCTACACCACAGATCCGTTATCGGATTTTTGGGCGCAAACCATCGCATGGTGCGCAACCGCAAGACTTACTCGCCCATTATGCGGATGTCAAAGTCCTGCTGATCTTGCGGATAAACTGTCGGAAGATTTGACATTATCGGAAGGTGGAAGAGGATTTTTTACACCTGTCCAAATTATCGCTAACCCGCTGGGTACGAAGAGAGGCGAAGTTATGGCGTGGAGACGCATCTCTAAGTTAGTGCGGGATCGCCGCGTAAGTTTCGCAGTGATATAAGGAGCAAGTATGAAGTTGGTCAACTGGACGGACAAAGAGGGTCGAATGCACCGCTCCGCGATCCCGAATAGCGCGGAACCAAGCATGGCCCCGCATGGTGTTCCTTATGGACCACCAGAACTGGACCAGCTAGACTGGGAGGCACTCAAGTTGGAGATCAATAACGCGCTTGCGCGGCATGGTCTTTATACGTGGGACGATGTGCAGAGAGATCCGAACGGCGTGGGTATCGCTCTGTCCATTTTCAAGCGGCACTTGATTGTCCTTTATCGTGACGATTGGAACAAGCCCAAACCGATTGAGTCGGTTGGAAAAGGATAGGTTACTATGGCTAACAAAGTTTTGCAAGCCTCGAACAGCCGTGTATTCCTGATTGAAGGTCGGGCTGGCCCGGAAGCGGCCCCATCCTACGAGTCGTGCTTCCGCATGACTGGCCTCTCTCAAGGTTTCGGTGACATCGAGCGGGTTGAGTGCCCGGACCCGTACAACTACGGGAAATTCGTAGAAGTGGCCCAAATTCGTGGCGCGTCAGAACGTGTGACTACCACGCTTGAGGGTCGCTATTACATGGACCTGCTTTCGTCCATGCTGTCGCTTGCTCGCAATGGTTGCGCGTTCGACGTACAACTGCACCTTGGCTCGTGCGGTGACCCGTCAACTTTTGACACTTTCACAAAAGCGATCGTGTTGGAAGAGGCGTATGTTACCAACTATGGCACGGAAGATCTTGGTGCGTTGCAGTCCGACGACAATGCGGTCGTGAATGAAACCGTGGATGTTTCAGCTACCACGGTGTACGAAATCCGCCCACTGATCTTCACAACCGTTGCTGGCTCCACCATCACCAATGAAGTTGTCGACATCACGCTGGCTGACTCAAAAGCTTGCGCTGGTGAGGAATGCGGTGATGAGTCCGATGGCTGCACCACCTACTTTGCGGTAACAAAGGCCGCTGGTGGTTCCGCTTCCACCCCTGCTGATGTGATTAAGATCAGTGGTACAACCGTTATTGCTCGTGACGTTGACACACTTACTAACGTGCAAGAACCAAGTGCTATCGCCGCTGTAGGCAACTACGTTGTGGTCACGTCAAACGGTGCGAGTTCCTATAGCTACGCGCTGAAAAGCCAGTTCACCGCAACCGCCGTTCCTACCTGGACTGAGGTCGCCCTCGCTCAGGCTCCGAACGACATCTTCTCGCTAGGCAACGTGGCGTTCATCGTCGCGGATGGCGGGTATGTCTACAAGATGACCAGCCCAACCGGTTCTATCACGGAACTGGAAGCTGGTGCGGCTACCACCCAAAACCTAAACAACGTCCATGCTTTGGACGCTGACTATGTGGTTGCGGTTGGCGATGCTGGTGCGGTGATTTACTCTCAGGACGGTGTGAACTTCAATCTGGCAACCGCTCCTGCCGCTGTAAACCTCAACTGCGTGTGGATGAAATCTAAGACCACGTGGTATGTTGGTGGCGCGACCGGCAACCTGTATTACACAGAGGACACCGGCACGACCTGGACGACCAAATCGTTCAGTGGCTCCGGCTCTGGCTCGGTGGAAGCGATTGCTTTCTCGACCGGTTCCGTTGGCTATATGGCCCATACAACCGCTGCAACGTTGGGTGTTATTCACCGCACCTACAATGGTGGGTACACATGGAACGTGATGCCGGAAGGTTCTGGCTCAGTCCCGGTGGCTGACAAGTTTAATGCTATTGCAGTCTGCTCGGACAATGCCAACCTCGTCTTTGCCGCAGGGCTGGACGGTGGCGGATCAGACGGGATCATCGTCAAGGGTACTTCAAGCTAAAACTGGAAGTATCATAAATTGTGCCCCGCATACAGCGGGGCATACACCAATTGGAGAATTGAAAATGCCTGAAACAAAGAACGTTGCTGTCGAAGTGGCGAAAGAAGTCGCTACGCAAACGGGCAGTAGTCAGACCGTAACCACCCAAACGGGTGTAAGAGTCCGGCTAACGCCTGTGTCTACCGCGATCATCGAGGAAGTTAGCAGCCGGGTTCTTGATCCGGAAGTGCCGATGTGGCATAACGAAACCAAAGATCGCGATGAACCCAATCCCGATGACCCGAAATACATCAAGGGTATGGATAGGGCGAACCGTGAGCGCGGCATGGCCGTGATGGACGCGATGGTCATGTTCGGCCTGGAACTGGTAGACGGTCTGCCAGAAAATTCCGATTGGTTGAAGAAGCTCAAGTTTATGGAAAAACGAGGTCAGGTGGATCTTTCATCGTACGATCTGGAGGATCCATTTGACCTCGAATTTCTGTATAAGCGATACATCGCCGCCGATAATGAAATGATTACCAAGATCGGACAGATGAGCACGCTGACACCGGAGGCTGTTGCACGGGCCGAGGATAATTTTCGCGGTAACTCGAAACGGCGTAGCGATTAAGGATGCCAACGTAAGAAACAGTGTAGAGACGGGTATATCCTACTCTAACGGTTTCGCGGAGATTGAAGCGGCGGTGTCTGCTGGAGCCACACTGGATGAGTTGTACAAGTGGGAACAGAACGGATACCCATTGTGGTTTAGGGCAAAGATCATCGCCTGGAGCAGTCTGCACAAACTAATCGAACTCCATGCAAATGACGCTGTGGCTAGAAAACAGGCGCAAGAAGCCAAGCAGAAGCACTAATTAGGCAGGTGTAGTATGGCCCTTGAGCAATATGGTGTACAGGCAGTAATCGAGGGATTGTCCAGCTTCCTGGGCGGTGTAGGCCAGATCAATCAGGGCCTCAACACCATCGGGAACTCGGTCAGTCTAGCCAGCGGTAAGCTCAATATCATGGGCGCTACGCTGGACAAACAAATGCAACGTTGGCGCGATGCCAACGGTAAGTTTGTTTCCACTGCGGATGTCGCAAATCGTCTCACGACATCCATGAATGGGATTACGCAGGGCACACATACGGCTGTTTCGGGGCTGTCGCAACTGACGCAAGGCTTCGCCAGCATGACACAGGCGGCTACCGGTGCTGACCAGGAACTGCAAAAGAAACCGCAGGACATGGATAAGGCTGGTGGAAGCGGCCTGAATTTGAATAAGATCATCTCCCTGGTGGGAGGTGGTTTTAGTAAGCTGGGTATCGTAGCAGGGGTCGCTGGACAGGGACTGAGCGCGGTCAGCGGAATTATTGGTTCCGTTACGGGCGCGTTTGGCAAGTTGTTCTCCGCGACGCTGGGTAAGTTCGAGCAGGTTTTTAACGTTGCTGGCGGGTACGTGTTTGGCCGCATGATCCTGTGGCTTGGCAATCAGGTAAAAACGCTGGGAGAAGAGGCGGTCAAAGCCGCCTCCTCGTTCCAGTTGTTGGAAATTCGGTTCCGTACCATCGCGCAAAGGGACATCTCAAAGGAGCTTGGTACAGACATCCCATCTGCGTTTGGTGCGGCTAGCATAAAGGCAAAGCAACTGCTGGAGTGGGTGCGCCAAATTGCCGTGACAACCCCGTTCAAGGCGGAGGACGTTGCGCGTTCCCTGGCCCTGGCGAACTCCTACGGTTTGCAGTCCGAAGAAGCGCAGGTATTGACCGGCGCGACACTGGACTTTGCCGCTGCGATGGGTCTTACGGAAGATCACATCTACCGGATCATCTATAACTTCGGGCAGATGCAACAGCAGGGCAAGCTGACCGGACGTGAGTTCCGCGACCTCGCCATTTCTTTTGTGCCTGTACATGACGTTATGGCAGAGATGGCGGAGGAAGCCGGTACTACCGCGCAAGAGATGGAGAAGATGGCCCTGGAGGGCGGCGTACCTGTGGAAGCGTTCTTCCGCAAATTCGTCACAATGGTCAACCGCGACTTCAAAGGTTCCGCGAAAGCCATGGCAACCACGCTCTCCGGCGTGTGGGATAACATCAAGGATACGTTCCAACTCCTCCTGGGCGTCGACTTCCTTGGCCCGGTAGCTACCACACTGGGCGCGGCACTGGGTAAGGTGCTTGAGTCCATGAAGGGGTTTAGAGAGGGCGCGATGATCCTGGGCGGCGTATTCAACCGCTCTGTCGTGCTGGTTTGGGACTCCGTAAAAAACAAATTGTTCCCCGCGCTTGGACAACTTGGTACGGCGCTTGGTTTTGTAAACAAAGGCGCGAAGGGCGTCGCGCAGGGAATGGCGGACTTCGCGGTTGGGATACACCAGGGGATCACACTGATCTCGGCTTTTATCCGTGGGATCGCGGATAAGATTACCGGTACTCTTGGAAAGATACAGGATAATGGACACACCTGGGGATACAATCTGGTAACGCAGTTCGCGAAAGGAATGGCGACTGCGATCAAGGCGATCATCCAGGTAATCAGCGCGATCGCGAAAGTAATCGCCAACTTTTTTGCGCCCGGATCACCACCGAAGATCGCGCCGCTGATCGATCAGTGGGGTGCTGGTTTGATTGGCGAGTACGCCGCTGGCGTAGAGAGTGCCTCCAGTACGTTGGAGGACAGCATTACCAAAACAACCGGTACTGCAATCCAGAACGGCATCAGTAAAGGTGCTGGCGCGGCTGGTACGGGTGGTAACCCGCTGGCAAAAGTAGTATCCGATATGGTGTACGACGCACGCCAGTTTATCGAGCCGCTGATTGGTCAGTTTGGCGCGCGGGTTATGGCCGGGATCATGAGCGGCTTTTCGTCGAAATCGTTTGACCTGTTCCAGGACGTAGCCTCCATCACGGAAAGTTTTACGCGCAGTCTGCAAGGCTTGAGCATGGACGAGACTGCCATTGTTCCACGCATCCTTGGCACTCGTAAAGCCATCGCGGAAGCGGTCGACGCAGTAAGGAAAGGTCTAACGTCCGTGTCAGACGCGGTAAACAAAGTCACCGACGCGATGGGCAATGCTCCGCTCGGATTTACAAAGTACCTCACCGCCCTGTTCTCTCTGGAGTCCGCGCAGACGAACCTGACGCTTGCGCAAAAGATAGGTAACTCCATGCTGACTTCCAACCAGGAGATCCTGGCTGGAATGACTGGCACAGTCCGCGATCTTGGTGGACAGTATGTGGCCGCTCTGGACCGCATGAATGCCGCGCAAGAGATTACAAAAGCTGCGGAAGAGGATCTTACCAGGATCACAGATATGTACAAAGACCGCCTGGACGCGCTCAAGAACGCGCTGTCCGAAGTGACGGACGAGTACAGTGATAAGCTTGAACTGGAGGAAATCGATAAGGCGCTGGCGACCAAGATCCTAACCACCCGCGAACGTGAACGGTTGGAGATGAAGAAACGCGCCATCCTGATCAAGCAGGAAATCCGCGACACAGAAGCGGCCAGGGACGTAGCGGTAGGGGCCGCGCAGGAACGTGTGGACGACGCGAGGGCCACGGAAGAAGCGAGTTCGGCAGAGCAGGAACGTACGCAAAAACTGCTGATGGAGACCGCAGAGACACAAGTAGCGGCTGCGGAAGAACAGCTTGCTGCCGCGAAGGGCTTGATAGAAGTACAGATCCAGCAGAACGAATTGATCCGCGAACAGATGGATCTGCTGGAGAGCCTCGCGAAGAAAAAGGAAGGTGCGGGTGCTGGCGGTGACATGACTGGTTTGGGTGACTCGCTGGCGGATCTTACCGGTGCGCTGGAGGAATTTGAGATCCCCAATGTGGATAGTATTGTTGACCAGATCATGCGCGACGCCGTAGATCGTTTCTTGAGTTGGAAAGAGGAATTAAAGCAGACAATCGCGGAACTGTTTGGCGCGGAAAGCTTTGACCAGCTTGGCACAACCTTGCAGGACAATGTTATCCAGCCGATCCAGGATGCGTTTACAAACATAAAGAACTGGATCATTACAGAGGTTGTCCCGCCGTTCCGCTTCTTTGGCGGTTTGATCGGCGGCGCGTTTGCCAATGTCGGTAAAGCCATGGACCGCTTCAACAAGGCACTTAGCAATATTGGTGGTCCAAGTGGTGGGGAAGTTCTCGGTGGTGTGCTTGAGTTCCTGCTTGGTCTAATATCAGCGCCGATCGTAGTGGGCCTGTTGATCGTCTCTGGCATCATCAACGGCGTGGCCAGGGCGATTGAGTTTGCCCAAAGAACGCTGGCTTTCTTTACCCCGATCCTGGACGAGATGGTAGAGATCATGAATGAGGCGCGTGATGCATTCCTGAACGCGCGCACCCCGATCGAGAAGATCGGTAAATTCTTCGAATGGCTTGGCGTAACAATACTTGGTACGGTAGTCACTGTGCTTGGGATCGTTGCTGCCACCTTCTCCACCGTTTTGGCGGCTGTGGTTGGATTTGTGGCAGGGTTCGTGGAGAGTGTGATCGAGTTCTTCGTGGACCTGTATAACAAGCTGGTTGGCAACTCAATCGTGCCGGAAATGATGAGCGAGATCGTAGGTGTGATCACCACAAAACTGGCGGAAGCGCTGGCGGCTGTTGGTGCTTGGTTGTTGGACGTGATAGCGAAATTTACCGAACACTGGGCGATATTTAAAGAACAGGCGCAGATCCTGTTCGACAATGTTCGTGCCGGTATCGCGGAGAAGATCGAGCAGATCAAGGCGGTTGTATCGCTGTGGTTTACCAGCACCATCACATCCATCACGCAACAATACGCCAAGTTCAAGTCGTCTGGCTATAACCTGTTTGACCAGATCAGGCAGGGCTTTAAGGACATTATTGAAAAGATCGTTGGCGTAAAAGGACAGATCCCTGAGTTCCTCAAGCAGATCGCCACGGACGTGCTGAACAAGTACGAGTCGTTCCGCGTAAGCGCGAAGGGCGCGTTTGATGGGGTGTACGAAGGCGTGCGCAGTTCTATCAGCGGCGTGGTAACCTTGATCAGCCAGGAGATCGCCAAGTGGATCAAACTGCTTCAAGATATTGCATGGCCTGAGATAAACATTCCTTTCTTTGGCGGTGGCAGCGGCACAGGAACTGGCACGGGTACAGGCACAGGCACAACTAAAACCAATAAACCAGCCAAGCAAGCCGGTAAGGATACGGGCGCTTCGTTTGCGCAGGGTCTTAATGACAAGTTCGAGACGGAAATGCGTTTTGGAAGCCCGTCTAAACTGTATGAGCAATACGGTAGATGGACGATCGAAGGGTTCGCAAAGGGTTTGGGTTCTTCCGCAAACATGCTGGCAAAGACGTCCGAAAAAGCGTTCGCAGGTTTCAGCGCGGCACAGCAACGTGTCAGTGCCGCTCCGATGTCATCCAGTGTGGACAACAGCCGCAGGGTTGAGGTGAACGTGAACGCCAACTACGCCAACACGCAGTCGCCGGTAGACATTTACTACGACATCACCGCCGCGCTTGCGGCAAGTAACCTGTAGGTTGATACGATAAGGTAGGCAGTTATGGCCGGTACAACGATCGAAATAACCGAATACCATTCTCCTGATAACGTTATTCACCGCTTTACTTCTGGCGCGAAGTTCTTGCTGTCGGAAGAAGGGCTGGGGATGCCATCCATTCGTTACATCACGCAGAAGGGTCCGTACCAGCATGGGGAAACATACCTTGGGTACGCCCTGGAGCCGCGCGTGATCCAGATGCTCATCCGCCAGAATGGGTGCAGTCGACAGGAGTACTGGGCAAACCGTTCTACTGTGCTGGATATGCTACGTCCGAACCGCCAGACGGTAGGTACGTTTGAGCCTGGAGTTCTGCGCAAGATCTTCCAGGATGGTTCCATGCGCGACATCGATGTGTTTATCCAGGATGGTCCTATATTCACCGCGCGCTCCCTGGACAGGTGGGACGAATGGGGATACCAGGAGGCTATTCGTTTTATCGCTCCTGATCCTACGTTCTATGATCCAACGATACAGATTGCCTCTGCTTCCCTGACTACATCCGACTCGCTGGTATTTTATAACGCTGTCACTGGACCTGCCTACACGGACCTGGATCTTTACAACAGACTGTACGGCGTTACGTCCACAGGTTTGCGGTTTGACTCTGGCTCCATCTTCTCAAGTATCGTTTGTACGACAGTCGGAAGCTGGACGGTGTTCCCGGATATTTACATCACTGGACCTGCGTTGGGCGTGATCATCGAAAACAAAACGACTGGCGAGATTCTGCGCATCAACTACGATCTTCAAACCGGTTACAATATACACGTTGATCTACATTACGGACGGAAGCGCGTGTACGTCGTGGAGACAGATGAAAACATTATTGGCACGCTTTCTACCGATAGCGATCTGTCTACCTTTCACCTTGAACCAGAACCAGGGGCGATTGGTGGCGCAAACAATATCGAAATATACGCAGGGAATGCGATTATAGGATTGACAGAAATACAGTTCCGGTGGAACGACCGGTACATTGGCATCTAACAGGTGACCCATGACGATACTTGTTTACATTGATCACGAGGTTGGCAACCTAAGCGAATACACCTATTACGACACCGGCGGTGGCAGTATGGCTGTTACTGCTGGGTCTGCGCTGGGTGGATCTACGCGCGGCCTGTCCATTACAATGAATGGTGTAAACAGTCCGTACGCCGCATTTGCACCATCCCCGTTCCTTCAAAACACAACACAGATCCTGAGAGCGCGCGTGTACGTCGACCCAAACGGGATAGATATTCCAGCGAACGGTCATGTAAGGTTCATGCAACTTGATACCATATATGCTCCGAACCTTGCGGAATTTCATCTTTACCGGAACGCTGGTGATACCAGCCATGCAATAGTTGTCTCGATGGGAGATGACGCTGGTGTGCAACACGCCACAAGTCTTAACCTGATCTCTGATGCTCCGCATTATGTGGAGATTATGATGGTCAGGGCTTCCAGCGACGTAGCAAGCGATGGTGAGATTGTCCTGCTGATCGACGGTGTTCCAGAAGATACAGTGTTTGGCATAGACAACTACGATATGTTTGCCACGCAGTACTTCTTGCAGGTTGGCGTATTATCATCACCAGTTGGTATAATAGGCACATTCTACGTAGATGAAACTATTATAAAGGACAGCGGGCCGCTGATTGGCCCGTACACGGTACGCCTAAACATCACCAGGACAGAAGGCGTGCTGGTCAACGACACACTCCTTGCGATCATGGCGGTGTACCCTCCTATCTATGTTCCGCCAAACGCGTCAACGTTAGGACAGTACTACGTGACACTTAAGGACCATACCGGAACACAGGTGGCTGTGTTTGATACCTGGGAGAAACTGGAGTACACCAACGAAGTCAACGGCATCGGTTCCTACCAGCTTGTTTTGGATGGTAACGACGAGCGCGTGGAATACTTTGACGTGGATTATCAGGTAGAGATATGGAGAAAAGTCCCTGGCATGAGGCTGGATTGGTATCTGGACTTCGAGGGATTACACCGCAAGCAGGAGCGTTCCATCAGCAAGGATGGGGTAAGTTTGTACACATCCTCTGGTGCTGGGTATAACGACCTGCTGGCAAGGACGGTGATCGCGTTCAAGGAAGGCACGATCCGCGCAGAAAAGAACGATGCTTCCGAAACGGTAATGAAAGAGTTTGTGACAGAGAACTGCACTGCGCTGGCGGATGACTTCTCTGTGGTTGGCCGGTTAAATTACGACGAACATTACAATGACGAAACCGGTGCGATTGTTTATTACGCCGCGCTGCCTGGGTTCTCTGTAGAAGGTGACACCGGTGGTGGGATTAATTGGGAAGGAGAGCGCGCGTACGAAAACCTTCTCTCTACATTGCAGGACGTAGCGGTAACTTCCGGTATCGACTTCTCTGTCGTTGGGAATGGTCCGGCTTTATTCCAGTTCAGAACCTATCTAGACGGTATCGGTCGCGATATGCGCAACGCGGAAGTCAACTCATCTTCCGGTTTGAACGCGTACGGAAACAGGCCAGTACTGTTCTCTGTGCCGTACGGGACAGTGGAACAGATCACGTACACAAGCGACAGAATGTCGGAGTCAAACGCCGTAATGGTTCTTGGGGAGGGCGAGCTTTCCTTGAGGGAGGTATACACGGTTGCGAACGTTATGGCGCAAGCGGCTTCCCCGTGGAACAGGCGTGAGGTTACACGTCCCGGCAGCAACCAGGATACCATCGAGCAAAACAACCAGCTTGGTAGAGAGGTGTTGAAGGATAATGCCGTAAAAGAGTTGATGAACTTTGACCCGTTGCAGACACGGTCGCACTGTTACGGTGTGCATTACAAGATTGGCGACATTGTCACGGCTAGCTTTGGGCCGCTTGAGATGCACAAGAAACTCACAAAAATAACCGTCACGATGCAGGGTGTGTCGGAACGTATTGCGATCACGTTTACGGATCTAAGATAATGGAAACGAAAATAATAGAGAGCTTTAACAGGATCGCAGAGTCCATAAAGTCTATCTCTGACCGTGTGCGCAAACTGGAAGTGATGAAAAGGCCCACGTACGATACGTCCAGTATCTATTTTTCAGATGGGTGGATCTTTGCGGATGAAACGTGGACGTATGCCAGCGCAAACACATTCACGGTTGCTGGTGACCAGACTGCCAAGTATTCGTTTGGTATAAAGATCCGTCTTACCAACGACACGTTGAAATACTTTTATGTAGTTTCTTCAAGCTACATAGATCCAAGCACGACTGTTACGGTTGCTGGTGGAAGCTCTTACGTGTTATCAAACGACGCGATCACGGATGGTTACTACACCCGCATCGAAAACCCACTCTCGTTTCCGTCTGTATTTCTGTACACGCCCGTATGGGCCAGCTTTGGGGTTCAGCCTGTTATTGGAAACGGTACAATGTCGGGCAGTTTTTGGATCAATGGGAACGCGATCCACCAGTTTGCGCAGATTAGTATGGGGTCTACGACGACCTATGGTACGGGCGGTTACACCATCGCGCAGATAATCACCGGTGCTACGGTTCGATACACTGGAATTGCAACAATGTTTGACGCAACGGCAGGGATTACCTACACTGGCTCTGCCTCGGTGAGCGGCAATATTTTCCAGCTTTCATACAATACTGGCACTGTTTCGGGGTCTATCCCGTTTACGTTTGCAGTAAACGATAGGATCATACTGCAAATTGTGTACGTCATTGGGTAATGTGGCGTACCTATGCAACAAGTTGTATAATTGTATTACCAAACCAGACTAGTGAAAGGATTGCACAGAAATGGAAGCTCGTCTCGTTGAGTTGATCGGTATCGCAATCGGTGTGATTATGTCCCTTGTGTTTGAGTTCGCACCGATAATCAGGCAGAAGTTCGAGGCATTGACCAAGGCACAGAAACAGATGGTAATCGGCGTAGCTGCCGTTATTATGTCTGTCCTTGTCTTTGTTGGTAACTGTGCCGGTATTCTTGTGGTTCTGTTCCCCGACATTATGCTAACATGCGATGTTGGTGGCGGTTGGTTGATGGTACGCGTCGTTATTACAATTATTGGTTCCGCACAGGCAACGCATATCACATTCAACAGGCTTACCCACTTCGTGGCAAGGAAGATCAGAGCCGCCCGGTAAAGTACGAGTACAAGTACAACGCTTGTCAAAAGTTGACAATGGTGGGTCCATGATGGACCCACCATCAACGACCACACCGTCCGGTTGGGATTTGTTTATGGTCATTCATTCCCATGCTGGCGATCAGTTAAAAATGGCCGAAGGTTAGGGACACTATCGTAGAAAGGTCTCATTTTTGGGGAGGAACAGCTACGGGCGACGCCGCCCTAACGGGCGGTTATGGTGCGCCGTATTCTGATGATATGTTCACGGACATATTGTCATACATACTCACCAGGGACAGAACAACGGACGGTGTGGTTTCCTCTGCTCGTGTGGGTTTGGAAGGTAAACTTGCCGTATCGTCCTACAATAACAGCACAGTAACGATCGATACAGGCATCGCCATTGTGGACGGGAAGATCTATTCCAGTGACGCGCAGATCTCGTTTAACTTCCCTGGAAACTCCACCTACTATGTTGTTCTCCGGAAAACGTGGGCTACGCAGCAGGTACGAATGGCGATGACAACTTCCATTGTGCAGATCGATGGTGTCTCGTGGGATCTTCCGATCTGTGCATTTGTTCGCGTTGGCGGTGTGATCACACAACGGTTGGACTTACGCAACTTTATTGGGTTCCCTGAACGGAAGTACGTCCCATATCTTGCGGGTGAGGTCAACCTGTATTACAACTCGTCCTACCCAAACACACAAAGAATGGGTGTCACGCTCCCGTACCAGAGTACCGTTGGCAACCCGTACCGCGACCCTGTGCTTGGCGACTTATATAGGTTGTTGCTTGTTATCCCTGGCGACTACAATTCTAATCTTAGGATCGAGATGCTAACGGATAACACAAGTGGAACAGACGGATTAACGATGTGTGTTAACAAGACCCTGTATGTTATTCACAGGAATAGTGGTATCACATTGAACTTGTACATCGCCAGTTCTATTGCTGTTCCGCTCGGATCAGGCTCGTATGCCTACAACACGTTTGTTGAACACGGCGTTGACTTTACTACTGATCTAAGGGCATGGCGCGGAGAGGCGCTTTACTACACCGTTCAAAGGGATTACGCGAACGCGGCAGATACTGCGGCGGATAACAGCCTTAACGTCGGTGTAAGGTTTATCGTTTCTTACCTGTAAGTACACAACAAAATCCCGTAGGCGCTTATACCTACGGGATTTTCTGTATTATGATTTTACTTCCAGTCTTCCTGTACCGCCGCACTTGGCGCATTGTTTTCCGTTTTTATCTTTTCCTGTTCCGTTACAGTAGTAACACCTTACAAAGTATGGTTTACCCACCGTTCCTCCTATAGGATCGGATTTTCTTGCCCGATAAACCGGTCCTTATCGTCGTCGAAAACAAGGATTGGTTTTGCCAAAGCTGACTGGTACAACCGCCAGGATGACAGGAACTCCTCCACGGTATCCCCACCAGGAGCGGCGTACCCTACGGCGATACCGGCTGGCATCCAATCCGTGTAGTACACTTCCCGAACCTCGTAGTAATCGTAATCCTGTTCTTTGCTGAACACGTGAACCAAGCGGTAGTTCCACCCGCCTGGATTTGTGGCGTGTTCGTTTCTTGCCTCAGAGATTGGTTGTATGACAGTCCTGTCGATCATGGTTAACCTCCTGTCTTTTACCTCGGAAAGATATTGTCTAGCAATTCCCAAACAACGGTCCTGGAGTGCTTGCTAATGTGGCAACGACGCATCGCCGATGCGACTGATTTTTTGATGCCAATCATGGCGTCGTATTCGTCTCCGTTCTTCCTTACGCCAAGACCGTAACCGAGAAGCACGAAACCGCCATCTTCACTCATTCTCTGCCATATCTCACAGCGCGTGATCGGGTTTCTTGGATAGAGGGTGACTCGCAATGTCCCGCCAATGGGCAAAGACTGTATTATTGGCAGTTCAAAATCACCTTCCTTCTTGACAACCCTGTTGGAAATTCTGCGCGCGGCATCTGCTTCCAACAACCTATCTTTTGCTTTGTTTTTGTTTTTGCTTCCGTTCCTGTCGTCTTTCTGCTCACTCTTTTCCATCACCTTTGTCTCCTTTTGACTTGGCTTGGTTTGTTTGCCGGTTCTTATCTTGTCTGTCTTCCCGTTTGTAAGATCCAGCACTTGAAATAACTCTCCGTTTACATCGCGGACGTATACCTCATTGGTCCGCGAAAGCACCCATATCTCCTCCTGCTGGCTTGTGGTCATCAGTTCGATTGGTTCATTCAGGATGATCGGACTCATAGGTCCACCGATACGTAAACAACTTCTCCGGTGTCCGGGCAGTTCGCGACCAGATTGTACAGCACTGGCGTTGTACCGTCCATGGATATCTTTATCGGCGGGTACACGTACTGTAGCTCCAACGCTTCGTGTGTACTACCGCACTGCGGGCAGTTGATTACTTTGATTACGCCATGCGAAACAAACGCTTTTTTGGTTGCCATATTGCATCTCCTTACTGCCTTGGCTTATCCCATTCTTTGTTTCTGTACTTCCACTCATCATACACCTGTTGTACTGCTATCTTCATCCTGGGACTCTCCGCAGTAAATTCGGGGTCCGTGATGAGCACCCCGATCTGCGCGTCACACAGCCAGCGCGGATCTTTTTCTTTCCATCCCGCCAGCGTTATCTCCCATCCCATCTTATACATCTCTTCCAGCATCCTTACAAATTCTTCGCCTGTTGGCTCCATCGGCTTGCTTTCTTCTGCCATTCTTACTGCTCCTTTGTGCTGGGCATTCTTGGAATAAAAACCTTGTCCGTATACGGACAGCGCACGACGTACAGGTGCGGGATATTGTTGATCACGATAGGCTTTTCCAATTCCGTAACGTACAGGCTCAGGTGCTTTTTCCCGCACTCCGGGCACTTCTCAATGGTTATTGCGAACACGAATAACCTCCTTTATTTTTCGCACTGCCGTGCGAATAACGATCAATAGTACGGTACTGGCCGCGCCAGCACCAATACTCATGGCGATACGTGCAATCTCTCTACCCATTATTGTTCTCCTCCAGGCGCGCTATCGTCATGGTTCCCCATTCTGTACCGCACTCCGCGCAATGGAACGTTACCTGCCCATCGTGTATGGATACGAGCCATGGGGATTGGTGACACGGCGACTCGGAAGATATGTAGCTCGCACCGCCTGTGTTGTCCACCGCAAAGCTGAGAACGTGTACGGCACATACGGAACAGAATAGAATTACGTATTCTTCCTTCTTATTGTAAAGTAAACCGCGTCCAGTGTGGCAGATCTGATGGACAAACATTTCGACTCCATCATGGCTGGAGTGATCGCATCCTGGCGAACTACATTTCATGCTGGAAAGATCTTCCGCGTAATATATGCGGTGTCCGTCCTTATCAAGCATCCGTTGTTTTTGGCCCATTGTCTTTATTTTCATCCTTATTGTGCTTACCACCGATGCCTTTTACGTTCTTGAATAGATCGCTGGTCAGGGTCTCTCTGCTTGTGGGTTTGTCCGGGTCTCCAAGTATTTCTCGGTAGGCTTCCTTTGCCGCGATAAACAGGTTGTCGAGCACGTCGGAGTCTATAGTGTTCCCATCATCCGCAGTTGCAAAGTGCCACATCTGCGCGCCGATTGGTTTGCCATCTTCACCGATGGCCAGGAACGCACCGTTGATACGGTTATCGTCCGTCATGCCGATAATGATAAACCCAGTGTATTGATCCGGAGATGCGGTTGACTCCATCTTCGCGTTCTTGCACCAGTACGCCGCGACAGGAATTTGCCCATTGCTTACTGCTAGGCGACCAATTGCGCCAAGGATGGCGGGGTAGTTGTTTGTGTCGCCTTCGTTTGACACAATATCCACCGATCCCCAACTCCTGTTGAAATTCTCGCTGTCCCACATTGCCATGTGCACGGACTGCGGCAGAACTCGCCAGTCCGTCTCCAGTGCTTTCTCCACAACCGTCTTGAGCACATCATCCAGCAAGCTGTCGAAAAGATCCGCTGTGATCCCTGGACTTGTCCATTCAGTCATAAAAACATCCAATTCTAGTGGTGTTGTAAGCATACGCAGGGTGACTGTTGCTACCCTGCGTATGCAGATCATGTACGGATCAGGCTATTGTGTTTTTGTTTTCCACATGCGCGTGATCTTTTTCGGATACCCCTTGTCATTCTTTTCGTACTCTCCCACCCAACCGTCGGTCATAAGATCGTATACCGCAGTAGTTGACAGTTTCTCCACATCAAAACCGGCAGCAACCAGAACCTCTGGCCACACGTTGGCTGGAAACTTAAACCGGCCACCCTCGATCTTCCAGTACGTCTTGCCGCTCGTAACGTTCGCGTACAGTTTGGTGAGCGGCATACTACTCGCGCCCTCAGAAGCATTGGTGGTGTTGGTTGCAACGGCTGGCTGTGCGACAGCCGCACCAACCTGCGTTGTTTGCGGTGCGATCGTTACGGCGGTGGTAGACTGCGTGGTGTCACCGGAGAAGCGGTTTGCACCTTCGCGTTTGATCACCGGCTTGTAGCCTTCCTGCAAGCGCTTGTTTACAAAAGTAACAAGCTGTTCCCAGGCGGACTCCAGGTCTACCCCGCGAGAGGTAATCAAAATCTCCGCGCCTCCCGGTCCATACATGTACAACCCGCAGCTACCCAATGCCTCTGGCACAATAGACTGGGCACGGTAGGAGTCCAATGCTTTCAGGACGTCAACCAGTTGGTTGTACTCTGACCCCTCTATAATGCTCCTTGCCTGTTCCTCGTATACGTCTAGCGTTTGTTTCTCTACCATTTTACGCACACATCCTTTTTCTAGTGCTGATAAAATCGACACGTAAGCCTTACTTACGTCTTAAGTAGTATTATATCACAAACATGCTGGCATTGCAATAGTCAATTTCTCTGGAGCATGATACTGGAATTTCTTCTCTTCTCATAATTCTTGCTTCATTTATAGTATAATTATTTATAATACAACTAATATGTATATCATCCGTAGTAACAATTCAATTGAACGATCAGTTCTATGCTCTTGACATTTTGGGTGACCTAGATTACAATAAATGCACTGACCCGTCTTATGTAGTATGAATATGGTTGGGTCGATCAAGCAAAAAACGGACGTGAAATAGGGTTAAAGCGGCTGGCAATCTTATCAAGATTGCTGGTCGTAACTGTCTTAGGACAACAAGATATGTAATCCAATCGCAGGTAGCCAACATGAGAGAACAAGAGTTACCACCTGAGTTTTCTTGGCTTGCAGGACGTGTGCGTTACGTCCATCGTGCCACCGCAACAGAAATGGCAAGTACGTGTCCAGATTGTGGTGGGGAGATACATAGAGACGGAGATTGGCCAGATCGGTTCCGCTACTTCCTTACAGGGAAGATGCGCGCGTGGTGCAGGAAGTGTGGGTTGGTGCTGTTCCCGGACAGCAATGATCCAAAGTTTGTCCCTGATCCGCAGT